ACAATATCAATAAAAGCCAGCGTTACTACGATCCTTATCTTGCTAAGGCTTCTCACATCCAATGGGTCTTTGACTCCAGTCCGTCTCTTGATGATATTGAGATGGAGATCAAAGCCTATGTTGAACTCTATGGTGTAATGCCAGAGCTAATCATCATAGATAACCTGATGAATGTGGCAGCCGAAACAGATAATGAATGGGCTGGGCTTCGTGCAATTATGATGGAGTTGCACGATATGGCACGTAAGACTGAAGCTTGTGTGCTTGTGCTCCATCACGTAAGCGAACAGAGCGAGTATGGTTCTCCAATGATGCCACCACCTAGACGTGCAATCCACGGAAAGGTGAGTCAGTTACCTGCTCTTATCCTTACGCTAGGGTATGACCCAACACAGGGTCTACTACGGATAGCATCAGTTAAGAACCGCTTTGGTCCACACTTTGCAGATGCCTCACAATGGGCATCGCTGTTTGTGAACTTTGGTTCTTGTCAGATAGGCGATGATGATGCGCAAGGTAGGGCCTACCTGCGTACCAATAGCGAGGAAAGTACATATGGTGCTATCTAATGGCGAATAAGAACGGACGCAAAGGTTCTCAGTTTGAGACAGATGTAATGAAATGGTTACGCAGTAAAAGCGTAATAGCAGAACGTCTGACTAAAGCTGGGGCAAAGGATGAAGGTGATATGGTTGTTATCATATCTGGAGAAACCTACATCCTTGAACTCAAGAACAGGCAGACCCTTTCCCTGCCTGAGTTCTGGAGAGAAGCACAAGTTGAGGCGCTTAACTACGCAAAGGCACGAGGTATCGGGGAAGTCCCTCTGTCATATGTTGTAGTTAAGCGTCGCAACGCATCAATAGATCAAGCTTGGGTCATCCAAGATTTAACTCAATGGCTAAAGGAGAAACAGTAATGCCAGTACCAGAAGGTAATATCACAACAACAGATATACTACAACCAGAAGTTGTAGAATTAGATGAAGCAATAGCAGAAGCTGATGCAGAAGAAGCGGTAGAAGAATATGATTTGCCAGAACTGTCATAAAGCGGGAGAAGAAAACACGCTTGCTCACTACAAACGTTCAGCTCAATGGCACGATAAGTGTGATGACAAGGGGTGCGTATGCCAGCACAAGACTGGTCCAGGGTACATAAAGCGAGCAAACGAAAGAACTCCGTTGATGCAACTTCAATCCCCATAGGAACTATTGTTTCCTATTACGGTGGAGAAGTAAGAGAAGGTAAGTCAGCAGCAGTTCGTTGCTGTATACATACAGACAGCAGACGTAGTGCTGTAATGAATACGTATGACAACCTGTACTTCTGCCATACCTGCGGTAAGGGTGGCAGTTCAGTAGATGTTGTTATGCACATAGAGAACTTGGAGTTTAAGGATGCCCTCAATCGTGCAATCGAAATCATTGACGGAAGCGGCCAAACATTACAGCCGAAACATAAGCGCAGAGGCTCTAGGGTATCTAGAAGAACGTGGGATATCTGATGTAGTTGCTAGCCAGTACTGTCTAGGTTCGGTGGTAGATCCTATCAATGGTCACGAGATGCACGAAGGCTGGTTGTCTATCCCTTATATGACAGCTAATGGTATCTGCGTGGGCTATAAGTTCCGCAGATTAGATGATGGCAAGCCCAAGTATGGATCACCAACAGGGCAGAAGGCACACCTGTATAATGTTAGCGATATAACTATTGACTCGTCATACATTGCAGTATGTGAAGGTGAGTTAGATGCGCTGGTCTTGTCTGGTCTTGTTGGCATACCAGCAGTAGGTGTACCTGGGGTACAGGCTTGGAAGCCACACTTTGTCAAGCTCTTTACTGGTTACGACACAGTATTTGTTATTGGTGACAATGACATTAAAGAAGATGGCACTAACCCAGGCGCAGAGTTTGCCAAGCGTGTCGCGCAAGAAGTTTCTAATAGCACAATAGTAACATTACCCCCATCAATGGACATCAATGACTTCTATCTGACCAAAGGTTTAGATGCAACGAAGGCTTTGCTACTAGGACAGAAGGATGAGTAGAGACGAATGGCTACAGATGGTACAGATTTTGCAGCATATGGGCTTTCAGATCCTAGAGATCAATATGGAAACCGAGACTATACTGCTTCGGCCTATGCCGACAAGGTAAATGAAGCGTTCATCGCAGATGTCTGGCGCATTATGGATCAAGCAGGCAATCTACTGGTGCGTAAGCATCACGACTACGGCCCAAAGAACATTGCTCATTCACCAGGTGGACCACTTAATGGTCTGCGTGTACGTATGTGGGACAAGATAGCTCGCATCAATAACTTACTAGACTCAGGTGTTAAGCCAAGCAACGAGTCCTTGCGTGATAGCTTTGTGGATTTATTAAACTATTCTGCTATTGCAATGATGGTGCTAGATGGTGTGTGGCCAGAGGTAGAAGAACCTAATTGTGATTGAGCTACATAAATCTATCTACGACATAGCACCTAGCGTTGCAAGTGCAATAGCCCGTCGCTTTCGTGGCTACGTAGAACGAGATGATGTACTACAAGAGTGCGTTGCTTGGGCGCTTACTCGTGGTACACAATTCAATGATGCTCTCAGTGAACCTAACCCAGTCCAACGTGTTATCAATGAGAAGCGTATTGCTTGGCAGATGAAACGTGCAGCAGAACGCTATGCTCGCAAAGAGAAGGCGGCTAAGTCTGGCTATCGCACAGGTGATGAAGCCTTCTACGATACAGCTATGATCGCACAGGTTCTACCTCACGTTATCGCATCTATTGTGGATGATACGGTACTAGAGCAGGCTCAGAACCTTATCAATGATGGCTCACCTAAAAAGCCTAGCGTTCCAGCAGAAGGTGGCAACCTGCTTGCTACCTTGATTGATGTAAAGCGTTCATACTTAAAGCTTGAAGTAGAGGACCAGACCATACTTCGTATGCGCTACCACGAAGGACTCACCTTGCAACAGGTGGCAGGCTTACTAGAGTGTGCAGTATCTACCGCAGATCGTAGATGCACCAGCGCATTACGCAAGGTGCAGAATGGTTTGGGCGGTGATAACCCGTGGCAATGAAAGAGATTGATCTATTCTTATTCTTATTGGATACCAAGTACCCTGACTTACAGAAGTCAGAGGGCATCTATGACTCATTCGATTGCATTAGTCGTGACTCTTCTGCATACATAGAGTTGAAGTGTCGCAACACCCACTATCCCACGCTGCTGATTGAAGAGATGAAGTATCGCAAGTTAATAACGCAGGCAGCAGAGCGAGATCTCACCCCGTTCTACATTAACTCGACCCCAGAAGGGGTCTTTTCTTTTGACCTGATGGAAGTACCAGAACCTGAATGGTTTAGTCATTGGATGCCAGCGACAACTGAGTTCTCACGTTCCAATAAGGTAAGCAAGTTAGTAGGTTATCTACCTATAGAAGAGGCGGTAAAGCTCTGATGCAGTATGACTATCGTTGCCCTGATTGCAATGGGGAAATAACTATTGAGCGCAGTATCCACGAGGACCCACGTGAACCATCCTGCTTTGATTGCCACGTAACTATGATCCGTAAGTGGGATACACCTGCCATTACCTTCAAGGGTAAAGGCTTCTACAGTACAGGTGGCTAATGACTAACGGCTTTACTTCTGGTATGCGTACCTCACTTGACGGTACGTGGACTACACCACGTGACTACTTCGATAAGGTCAATGCTGAGTTCAACTTCACCCTAGATGCAGCTGCGCTATCCTCTTCTACACTAGTGCCTGATAACTGGTATGGTCCTGACCATCCAGACCAGTCAAGGCGTGATGCGCTGGTTAGGAACTGGGTTGAAGATAGCACTGGTCCTATATGGTTGAACCCACCTTATGGCAGGGTCATCAAGGATTGGATGCGTAAAGCAAACGCCGTTGCAAACGGGGGGGGTACGGTGGTCTGTCTAGTCCCAGCTCGTACTGATACAGCTTGGTGGCACGACTACTGCATAGATGCTTATGAGATTAGATTTATTCGTGGCCGATTAAAGTTTGGCAACCAACCTAACTCAGCACCATTCCCTTCTGCTCTTGTAATTATGAAATAGTTTCGTTATACTTTCAGATCTCGGCAGGCAATTCCGCCTGATGAGTGCTGGCAACAAGCTCTAGTCTAAATGACTAGGGCTTTTTGTCTTTACAAAGTAAAGAACCCTACCGCGGAAGGGTGCAGTAGGGTTCCTGTTACTCGGAAGAGGTGAGCGGTTCAGATTGTATCAGTACCAACCTCTTCTGTCGCTATGGCTGAGAGCGCGACACGCACTCCCTGAATAGCGGTGACCAATGTATCGTAGGCCGTGAAGGATTTGTAATTCAGGCTCTCTACTACGTTCTCCAAGGAGT